TATTTAAGACCTAATTGCTTTTCAGTAATTAGTTTAAACTCCATATTATTATTTACACAATATGCTCTGGCTGCTTGCCATTTTGCCTTATTTTTAATATAGTTAAATGACTCACGCATAAATGCCTTTGTCTTTATTTTAGGTTTTTTAGGTTTAGAAGTTTGCCTTAATGGTTTAATTTCAATCATATACTTTTTATTCTTTACTGTTTTAATGATGAAGTCTGGAAAATAGTTATGAAATTTCTTGTCTAATGGATTGTAGTATCTTACAGGCAATTCTTCACTTGCCCATACTAATATATCAGGATTTTGGTCGCAATAGTGCATAAACCTACGCTCTAATAGTGACCTGTACACTATCATATTAGGGTTGCCTACATACTTTCTAGGGTATGTTGGTCTGTATAATCCTTTGTAACTCTTTCTCATATATTACCTATAAATCATATAAATATTAGAAGTATTTATAAAGAAAATAAAAATATGAAAATAAACGAATATCTAAAGAAACAAGCTAAATCTGCTGTTAATAACATAAAGAGTTTTGTAGTTAACAAAGGTGACTCAGCGCTTTCACAATTACACCCTAGTAATTTAATTAGTATATGGGGAGGCCCTAGTATTACACGTGATGGTATTGAACCCAATGCTGAAGTTAACGCTTTACTAAAGAAATCACCATTTGAGAAAGTGCCTGGTTCTCATAGAGATATAGAGAAAAAAGACCCTTTAGGTTTTTATCATATACAATACCCACCTGAATTAACAGGAGAAGAAATGGGTAATTGGATACTATTCTTAGCAATAACTAACAATGTAGGTGATAATCCAGCATTTGGTTCAGATTTTGAATTAGCAGAAGAACTCCATTCAGCTGGACACAGCACAGGTAGACACCACGGTAACCTTGGTGAACGTAATAGTCCAGAGTATGACGCAATAAGAGAACAATACAAACAAAGAGGTATTGATATAAAAAAAATTAGAATGCAAAATACAGTTGCTAGATTAGCACAGGATAAAAAATTAATTGGAATTGGTGAAGGAGGTGCTGGTGCTTCTTTAGATTTAGTTAGTGGTGCAATTGCATTGTATATGCCACCAGATATTAAAGTAAGTTATGGCGCAGAATGGGGTACCGAAGATACAAATATAGCAGGTGATATATCAGCGGCGATGAAAGAATTAGCCAATACAGAAGAAGAAGGTAAAGATTTAGTACACTCAATGTTGAAGCACGGATGGGGTACTATAGTAAAAGGTGCTAAAGAATTAATAGGTAGTACTGCTGCTGGTGCAGGTATAGGTGATTGGTTTAAAATTGCAGGTAAGAATTTAGGATTTGCAATTAACAATCATAGAGAAATGTTTTATGAAGGTCCTGACTTTAGAACATTTAGTTATCAATTTATGTTCTGGCCTAGAAATAAAGATGAAACTGAAAGAGCACAAAAGGTAATTACAATGTTTAAATATCATATGCACCCTTGGAAAAGAACAGAATGGGGTAGTAGATTTTTTCAATATCCATCAGAATTTGAAATACATTATTTAGCAGGCACAGGTGTAAATAAACATTTAAATAAAATATCAAGATGTGCATTAACCAAGTGTGATGTATCATATGGACCTGAAGGTGGTAATTTCAAAACATTTGAAGACCACGCTCCAGTTACATATAAACTTGATTTACAATTCAAAGAATTAGAATATATGACTAAACAAACTATGAAAGGTGGATTTTAATGAAATATTTTTCACAATTTCCACATCTATTATATGATATCAAGGGAGATAAAACATATAAATTAGTACCTGATATATTTCGTAGAATAAAAATGTCAAAAGAATTCAAAGAAAATATATCTTTATTAGAAGTATATGATGTTGGGGATGGAGAAAGACCAGAAACAGTTGCTTATAGAGTGTATGGTAGTACAAATTTATTTTGGGTCATATGTATGATAAACAATATTGAAAATCCTTATTACGATTGGCCGTTATCTAATTTACAATTTGAAAATTATATGCAAGACAAATATACTCAACCTGACGCAGTACATCATTATGAAAAATTACAATCAAGTGGACCTCAAATAGGTGCAGGACCTGAAGACTATTCTCATAAGATAGAATGCAATTCAACAGACGCAGGCGCAGGTGCAGTTACTAATTATGAATATGAAATAAGAATACAAGATAAGAAAAGACAAATTAAAGTACTTGCTCCATCATATTTGGACATTTTTTTAAGTGAATTCAAAAGATTGATTAGACAATGATATGGCTAAAGCAGAAAAAAATCAAGACAAACTAAATTTCGCAGGCGACTATGTATTAGACGTTGCCGAATTATTATCCTATCAAATAGCACAAGGTGGTCCTGGGCGTGGTGGTGAACCAATGCGAATTGATATAAAAAATATAATCCATTCTGTAGAGTTACAAGAAAATATATTTAACAATACATTGGTTGGTAAAATACAGGTGTATGATACGCAAGATGTACGTACACTATTACCCATTACAGGTTTAGACAAATTAAATTTAGCATTTAGCACACCAGGCATTACAGGTCCTCGTATGGTGGCTAATGAAGGACATCCATTTCACATATACAGACTTGATACGGTAGCACCTGAAAAGACGGCAGTTGCTCACGGTCAGGCATACGATATCTATTTCTGCTCAAGAGAATCTTATTATAATAATATGCGTAAAGTGAGTAAGGCATATAATGGACAAGTTGAATTAGCCGTTGAAGATATAATGATAAACAAAAAATATTTAAATAGTAGAAAACAATTTTTTGTAGAGAAAACAAAATTCCCTTGTAAGATGGTGATACCTAATTTAAAACCATTTGCTGCCATTGATATGTTGGCACGTAAGGCAGTATCAGACAAATATATGAATGCAGGATATTTATTTTATGAAACCTATGATGGTTACCATTTTAGAAGTATTGAATCGTTACTAGCCACAAACGGCAGTAACATAAGACCTTCCAGATGGAAATATCAAATGCAACAACAGAATATAAGACATCATACTGGTTCAAAAGATATTATGAAAGATATGCACGGCGCTAAGTCTTGGTCATTAAATGATCCAGTTAATACCCTAGAAAATTTAAGTGCAGGTGCATATGCCAATACATTATTAGAACACGATATGTTTAATAAATTAGTTACAACAACTCAATTTGATTATGATAAAGAATATAATAAGCATTATCATACCGAAGCAGGTAAGGATAAGACACCACTACCTAAAGCCAATTTTACTGGTTCAGGCAAACCTTTAAATGAAGAATTTGACCAAAGGGTATTTTTTAAATCTTCAACAAGTGCTATACATAGTGAATTTGAAGATGATGGCGTGACCTCAAAGGTCATCCCTGGTGTACCTGGAAAATATACAACACAAAAGATAGTATCACAAAGGAAATTATTAGAGTCAGGTATACTCACATTAAATGTGCCTGGACTATCTCTATTACACGCAGGTGATATTATTACTTTTGATATGCCATTAATGCGACCATTAGGACACAATGTAAAACAAGAAATGAATCCCTATTGGTCAGGCAGATATTTAATATATAATATTAAGCATATGATAAACCGCCAAAGAGGTGAGTATACTATGCAAATTAAGGCGTTTAAAGATAATGTTGAAACGGCATATCCTAAAGAATTTGAGGATTGGTCACACGTGGCACCACAAAGAGAAACGCATAGCATATATGATATGGATGCTGAAGTAGTCAATTCATTTTATGGAATAACGTAAAATGACAACAACTGAAAGACCCTCGGAGATTCGCAAAATTTTAGGGTTTGCTAACGCAAGACGTGTATGGAAACCATTACAACAGGCCTCTTTAGAGAATAAGACAGCATTATGACACAGCATATAAGAACAAACAAAGAACAACTCCCAATATTGCCCATTGACAATGTGAGCGGTATTGTGTATAGTACAGACCAACTGAGCAGACCACAGCAAGGTCGCCAGGTATACCTAAGCGAGTATGGCTGTACTCCGAAGCCACACAGCCACTCCGCTGTAAACTACTTGTTTCAGAAATGGCTAAAAGGTATGGTTCTACCTTTACGCAACACTTACGCAAAGGTGCGTAAAGGCGCTCAATCGGGCCAGTTTGTTTACGCAGATTCTAAATGTTCTTACGCAAATGTGCGTAAACAAATAATAAATAATATTAAATTGCGTAAGTGCTACGCATTAAAAGAAAAACAATATGGGAAAAAACTAAATGGCTGACACTAATTTTTTAGGGTTTAACAATTTCATCTGGTTCACTGGCGTTGTTGAAGATAGACTTGACCCTTACAAGATAGGTAGAGTACGAGTGCGTTGCGTGGGCATACATACACACGACAAACAAATATTGCCAACTGCCGACTTGCCTTGGGCGCAAGTTATACTGCCTGTTACATCGCCAGGCATTTCAGGTTTAGGTTCTAGTCCAAGTTTTTTATTAGAAGGCAGTTGGGTCTTTGGTTATTTTAGAGATGGCGCAAACTGCCAAGAGCCGTGTGTAATCGGTTCTCTACCTGGGCGACCAGTTGAAACAGCAAACCCTTCTGTAGGTTTTTATGATCCATCTGGCAAATATCCTGCGTATGTTGGTGAGAGTGATGTCAATAGACTGGCGACCAATGATGAAGTTACGCATCCACATTTAGAAGCAAGATTGAGTGTCGCAACAGGTATACCCACAGCAGATTTTAATTCTACAAAGGCAGCCAACTATTCTGATATGCCTGCTTCAGATGGCACGACTTGGGATCAGCCAGCGATTACCTATAAGGCAATTTATCCTTTTAACAAAGTATATGAATCAGAAGCAGGACATATTTTTGAAATAGATGATACGCCTGGCGCAGAAAGAATTTATCAAAGCCATAAGACAGGCACCTCTTATGAAATAGACGCCGATGGAAACATTGTTTACATCAACAAAGCCGACAAATATGAAATCACATCAGGCAAACAATGTCACGCCATCACAGGCAATAGTGACATTACCATAGATGGTCGCCACAAGATTTTTATTAATAAGAATGCCCACCCAAATAACAATTACGATATACAAATAGGCGCCAATGCAAACGTTAACATACAAGTAGATAAAGGCAATATCAACTTGGTCACCGTAGACGGCAACATCAATGTCAATAGTGGAGGAGATTATAATTTGAAAGTAAAAGGCAATTACTCTAGTGTCATAGAAGGCTATAAATCAGAAATCATTGAAGGCACGAAGACATCAAGTACAACAGGCGCTGTCGTACACAAAGGGTCTACAATTGACTTGAACCCAGGCAGTATGCCAGGTCAATAAGACATATATCATACTCAAAAAATTCTAAAAAGAAATCTCAAAAACGAGGCCAGAGAAAAGGCATTTGTTTAAAAAAGAAAAACTTTAGTCTATATTGGACTTTAACATCCCTAGATATAACGATTGCCCTTTTTTTCCGGCCAGCTAGGAAATTCGCCAGGATCATAAATACCTACATATGTCCATTACAAAAGAATCATACGCCGACTTAAAAGAGTACTGGGACTTTCAACGTAAGATAGAATACAACAAAGAGAAGTTGAAATTGATGTCCAAAGAAATGCACGGTAAAGTGTACAATCAAATGGGTATGATGTCCGACCAGGAACTCTTTGATAGTATCTGGACTAAACTTCCACAAGAGGCATACGAGGACGTAAGTCCGAATTGGATACCTGAAAATAAGGATTACAGATTTGACTGGGAAGGCGAACCCAAAAGCCACGTGAAGGCTATCCCTTACAATAAGCCAGGACGTAAAGTTGTCCTACGTGCAAGAAATAAATTAGATGAGGTTTTTCCTTGGGATGACTAGTGTATACATACTATTCATTGTATTTGTTGTAATGGCTATTATTCTTGGAAATCTATAAAGCATATATAGACGTGTAGTGTCTGCAAGAATGCTTTGAGTGCTTAAAGACCAAAACGCCGAAATTTCTCAATATCTCTTTCCTTTTACATAACTCTTATTCCACAAATAGATATAGTGACCTCTACGTGTATATGTTATGGTTAAAGGTTTCCATCTATCGTGTTGTCTTAATGTTTTAATATAGGCAATGCAATACTCGGGTTCCCAATCTACAATTCTTACACGAAATGGTTGACGTGAGTATAATGCCTTTTGACAATAGACGATAAAGTCTACGTCAGCAAAGGTGTGACTATGATGGCTTGATTCTATGATGATTTTATTTTTAGACGGGACTTCCATCTAAAGTTATATTTATAAGAGTTTATCAGGTTTGGCTGGTAATGTCAAGTCTGAAATTTTTTTAGAATCTTGCAAGTTTGAGAGGGTGGGCGTGGCGTTATAAATAGTATTATAGGAGATTATGTATGAACAAAAATATTATGGAGACCTTTGCACAAAAAATAGCGCAAGAAGAAGACGCAGGTATCTATCCTGCTACGTATGACTTTAACGCAAGTCCTAAAGATTCCAAATTTTTAGATGATATCGCAAACAACACACCCAACTCGGGTATGTTTGATTCAGTCAAGAAAAAATCAAAAAAGAAAAAACATCAAGTCATTAACTTAAATAACTATGAACGTTATTGGGATAACTCAACACCCACAGGACACCAAATAAGAATAGTATGTCAAGATGATTCTACTTTAACACTCAATCTGAATTGGCCGAAAGGATATAATCCACGACTACACGATATAGACGAAAGGACAATATATGGCGGAATTAAAAGCAAATCACAAAGACTTAAAAAGAAAAACAAGACTACAAGAAGAGGTAAGAAACAACGATAGGTCATCTGATTCTTGGAGAGATTTAAAAGACTTGAAGAAACTGAAACTCGCATTGAAAGATAAACTACAGTATGAAAAACGCAACACAACACTTTCTAAAGTACAGACCTAACGCACAATACATAGAAAAGGTTGAACATAGACCGAATAGTAATTATCAAAGACGTGAGTGTATTACTATGTCCGTTGTAGAAGCAAAAAACTTTGGTACGAAGTTTATTACAGGTTGGTTGGTTGATAATTATAATGAAAGTATTAATGCAACACCGATTATACATCATTGTTGGAATATAGATAAAGGAGTGCATTATGATACGATACCGAAAAAAGAAACTAAATATGATTACGTTATGGATCCAGATGTTAACAAACCTTATAGTTATCAAGGCATATATTATATCTCACCAGTAATATATTTAACAGATACACAACTAAAGATAATAGTACGTGATGGACGAAAAGCAACGATTACAGAAGAAGAACATAAAAGGTTTTATAATGAAAGACAACAAGAAGCAGTTTTACAAAAAATGGATAAAATAAGGAAAGAATAACTATGTATGATGAAATGAATGGACTACAAGTACTATGGTACTTATTAACAAATTGGGAAGAAGGAAAGGGTCTTTGGTTGATAATTGGATTTGCAATGATTGTCTTATGTTTTTCAATATGGGCAGATAAACATTTTGATAATGACGGATACAAACCTAAACCAAATGAATATGATTATTGGATATGACAGATAATAACGATAAATTTAATCCACATTTTTTAAATCACCGTAAGCATAAAGAGTTTATGGAACCTGTTGAAAAAGACCAAAAGGGTGGTAATATAAATTTTGGTCCTTTTGTGTGTATGTATTATGCTCATCAGGAATTATTAGAAGGACTTATAGAAAGAGGTAATAAAAGACAACCAGGT